AGGCTCCGCCATCGCTTATGACAACGCGCAGGAAGCCTTCACTGCACGCTACACCCACGAAACCATCGCTTTGGGCTTCTCCATCACTGAAGAAGCTGTGGAAGACAACCTGTACGACAGTCTGTCTGCCCGCTACACCAAGGCTCTGGCTCGCGGTATGGCTTACACCAAGCAAGTTAAAGCTGCTTCGGTGTTGAACACTGGCTTTGCTGGCACCGCTCTGGGCGGCGACGGCGTGTCTTTGTTCGGTAACAACTCCAGCGGCACTCGCGTTGGTCATCCTTTGGTTGGCGGTGGTGTGAACTACAACAGCCCAACCACTGGCGTTGACTTGAACGAGACATCGTTGGAAAACGCTACCATCCAGATCGCTGCTTGGACTGATGAACGTGGTCTGTTGATCGCTGCCAAACCAGTCAAGTTGATTATCCCTCCATCACTGATGTTCGTTGCCAAGCGCTTGCTGGACACCGAACTGCGTGTTGGCACTGCTGACAACGACATCAACGCGTTGAAGCAGATGGGCACGATCTCTGGTGGTTACACCGTCAACAACTTCTTGACCGACAACAACGCTTGGTTCCTGACCACAGACGTTCCAAACGGCCTGAAGCACTTCGAGCGTACTGCTCTGTCCACTTCCATGGATGGAGACTTCGACACCGGCAACGTCCGTTACAAGGCTCGTGAGCGTTATTCCTTTGGCTGGTCTGACCCATTGGGTATGTGGGGCTCTTCGGGTTCGTCCTGATAGCTTTTCCGTGCGGTCGCTTGGCTCACAGCCAAGAAGGACGGCGGTTTTGAAAAGGGGCCTTGTGCCCCTTTTTCTTTTGGTGTATATTGCCCCAACTCCCGGACTTTCCGGTGTATCTGACGGCTCCGGGCCGACGTCATGCAGACAGATACGCCTTAACCGCATGAGGAAAAAATCATGGCAAGCACTACCTTCTCCGGCCCAGTCACATCGACAAACGGCTTCATTGGCACTGTTACCGGCGCTGTTACGGGCAACGTCATCGGCAACGTCACGGGCACTGTTACAGGCAACGTGGCTGCCACAGCCGGATATATTCAGCTCCGCACAGCCACCAGCGCACAAATTGCCGCCATTGCCAACGCCGTGAACACCACAGGCAAGGCCGCTGGCACGATTGTTTTTGACACCACTCTGGGCACCCTGAAGATCGCTACCGGCGCTTTGGCTGCCAGCACTTGGGTTAACGCTGACGGCACTACTGCTGTTACTCCTTCCTAATCAACCCAAGGGGGCCGAAGCCCCTGTTTTAAAGGAGATTGATTATGACGATGCAGACAGACGTCCTAGCTGGCACGCTCATTGAGAGCGGGTTCATCTACAAGCAACGCACACGCGTCAAAGGCGTGTCGGTCAAGGGTGACGGCGCAACCGCTGGCGTTTTGAACATTTTTGACACATTAACGGCTCCCGTTTCGGCAACTTACGCCCGGACCGGAGATTTGGTCACGGTCACAAAGAACGCGCACGGTCTGCAGACCGGTGACACGGTCGGCTTGGCGTTTGCTGCGGCTTCTGGAACCGCTGCCACGAACGGCAACTACACCGTGACCAAGCTGACAGACAACACCTTCACGGTGACGGACCTCAACTCGGGGACGGTTGCAGCCCTAACTGCCTGTAGCTACGCTTCGCGCTGGATCATGACGTTCCGAATTGACGCCGGAGACGCGTACACCAACTACTGGCTCCTTCCGGGGCAAGGCATTTTGGCGCGGAACGGCATCTACCTGCAAATCACCGACCTGAACGCTGCTTCGGTGTTCTATGGCTAAGACCCCAGCATGGACGCGCAAAGAAGGCAAGTCCGAGAAGGGCGGCTTGAACGCGAAAGGGCGGGCGTCTTACAACAAGGCGAACCCCGGCAAGCCCGGCCTGAAGGCTCCCCAGCCCGAGGGCGGCAAACGCCGCGACTCTTTCTGCGCCCGCATGGAAGGCATGAAGAAGAAGCTGACCGGCGAGAAGGCCAAGAAAGACCCGGACAGCCGTATCAACAAAAGCCTGCGGGCTTGGAAGTGCTGACATGGAGATGATGTTATGGAACGCGGCACTGAGTGCGATCGTAGCGATCATGGGCTTCTTGCTTAAAGGCAAGTTTGACGAGCTGGATCGGCTCAGCATTTTGCTGAACCGCACCCGGGAAGAAGTTGCGCGTGACCACATCACGCGGGCCGAGTTCCGTGCGGACATGCAGCAGTTGCTGGACCGGTTCGACCGGCTTGAGCGCAAGATCGACAACCTGCGTGGCAGCCATGCCGTCCAGCAGTAAGAAACAAGCCGACTTCATGCGTGCGGTAGCGCACAGCCCGAAGTTTGCAAAGAAAGTAGGCGTCCCACAGTCCGTGGGCAAAGATTTTTCAACTGCGGACAAAAGCCGCAAATTCAAAGAAGGTGGCGATATGGCAACGAAAATGAACCCGGCTTTTAAAGCAATGATTGAGAAGAACAAGGCAGGCGCTAAGCCTGCAGCCAAGGGCAAGATGATGGAGCCAAAAGGCAAGCCGTTTGCCAAGGGCGGTGGCATCGAGACCAAGGGTAAGACCAAGGGCAAGATGATTACCATGAAGTCCGGCGGCAAGACCTGCTAAGCCATGATGGCCAGTCGCGGCATGGGGGACATCGCCCCCTCCAAAATGCCCAAAGGCGTGCGTAAGGCCCGCCGGGATGACACCGACTTCACGCAGTACGCTGAAGGCGGCAAAGTCAATGCGGCTGGCAATTACACCAAGCCCGGTATGCGCAAGCGTATCGTGAGCCAAGTCAAAGCGGCGGCAACGCAGGGCACAGGGGCAGGCCAGTGGTCAGCCCGCAAGGCCCAGCTCGTGGCCAAGAAGTACAAAGCCGCTGGCGGCGGGTACAAGGACTGACGTGAAGGCCCCGCAGAAGTCGCTCAAAGATTGGACCGACCAGAAATGGCGGACCAAGAGCGGCAAGCCGTCTTCAAAAACAGGCGAGCGGTATCTGCCGGAGAAGGCGATAAAATCGCTCAGCCCCGCAGAGTATGCGGCCACCACAAAAGCCAAGCGTGCTGGTAAGGCGGCGGGCAAACAGTTTGTGGCTCAGCCCAAGACCATCGCAAAGAAAACAGCAGGGTTCAGATAATGGCAACATCCGGCGTCTCCAATTTCAACCTTGACTTGACGGAAGTCGTCGAGGAGGCGTTCGAGCGCGTGGGCGGTGAGATGCGTACGGGCTACGACCTGCGCACCGCCCGTCGGTCGATGAACTTGATGTTTGCCGATTGGGCCAACCGTGGCCTGAACATGTTCACCTACGAGCAGGGCTCCATCCCGCTGGTAGCAGGCACGGCCACATACGAGCTTCCGGCCGACACGGTGGACTTGCTTGAGCACGTCATTCGCACGGGCGCAGGCAGCGCTTCGACACAGGCCGACCTGACCATCACACGGATCAGTGTTTCTACTTACGCCACAATCCCCAACAAGCTGCAGCAGGCCCGGCCCATTCAGGTCTGGATTGAGCGCTTGAACACCCCTCGGTTCACCGTGTGGCCTGTGCCAGACAACACCCAGCCCTACACCTTTGTGTATTGGCGGCTGCGCCGCATCCAGAATGCTGGCGAGGGTGTGAACACGATGGACATGCCGTTCCGATTCTTGCCCTGCATGGTGGCGGGCTTGGCCTACTACTTGGCGCTGAAGGTGCCCGGTGGCACAGAGCGTTTGCAGGTGCTCAAGGCCCAATACGACGAAGCGTGGGACCTTGCCTCCACGGAAGACCGCGAGAAGGCGGCTGTGCGCTTTGTGCCACGCCGTCAGTACCTCGGGAGCGGGACATGACTCAGAAAAAGGTTAAAAAGTTTTCTGGCGCTGAAGGAAGCTTTGTTCTACCGGCACAGGTACGCACTTTTGTGGATACCGTGGCGGGCAAACGCGATCCCATCACTGAAAAAAACTTCAGCAAACACGAGCTGCAGCAAATGCGTGATGCAATTGCACGCTCTCGTGCGCGGCAGTCGGGGTTTATAGAGCACGAAAAAAACAAAGGCCGAGAAGCATATTATGACGAGACCGTGGACTACAAGGACTACGGAGATGACCGCAAACGCCAACAACACACCACAAGAGACTACAGCCCCCTGCCCTCTGACGCTGCAAGAAACACGCTTGGTCGTTTCAGATATGCAAAAACACCTGAAGGTCGTTTGATTGCCACCGACAGCTACGACTTCAAAGACGATCTTGTAGATAAAAATCCAAACATCCCACGTTCAAAAGATTACGAAAAACTCGGCACACTGGAAAAAATAGGCAAGCTGGCCGCAGATACGTTTGCGTCTGACAAAGGCGGGCTTAGCACATTGCCTAGCCGCGCAGGCAGCGCTTTTGTGGGAGCGGCAAGTCGGCCTGTACGTCTTGATCTTGGTGAGGCTCCTTTTAAAAAGGGGGGCGCAGTCAAAGCCAGCACAACCCGCACAAGCGGTTCAAAGCGTGGAGATGGTATTGCCTCCAAAGGTTTCACCAAAGGGCGGGTGCGGTAATGGGCAATCGCTTCGCCAGTGCCAAGAACTCGATCGCCCAGTGCGACCGTTGTGGTTTCCGCTTCAAGCTCACAGAGCTGCGCAAGGAAATTATTAAAACAAAACAGGTTAACATTCTTGTATGTGACTCCTGTTTTGATCCCGATCAGCCGCAGCTCCAGCTGGGCATGTACCCTGTGGACGACCCTCAAGCGGTGCGCAACCCGCGCCGGGACACCACATACGTCACAGCCGGACCCAACGTGGCCGGATACCTGACCGGCGGTAGCCGCGACATCCAGTGGGGTTGGAACCCTGTTGGCGGAGCCCGGTTCTTTGAAGACGAGCTAACCCCGAATTACTTGGTGTTGACTACAGCAGTCGGCCAAGTGACAATCTCAACATCCTAAAGGAGTTCATCATGGACGCAAAGAAAGCAGTGCGCAAGCACGAAGCAAATATGCACCCCGGCCAAAAGCCCACCAAGCTGCGTGCTGGTGGCAAGACCAACAGCGACATGCTGAAGATGGGTCGTGGTCTGGCCAAGGTCGCCAACCAAAAAGCCAAGGGGTAATCATGGCCACATACCGCTCCCCCAAGCCTGCTGCTACGCAGGCCGTTTTGCCTGACACGGACAACAAGAAGTACATGCGCGACATGAACGTCTCTGTTGGCACCAACCACAGCAACGACTACAAGCCAACCAAGACCTCGGGCATCAAAATCCGTGGTACTGGCTGCGCCACCAAAGGCGTGATGGCTCGCGGCCCCATGGCGTGAGGTGACGGATGAACTACACCCAGTTGACCGCTGCCATCTGCGATTACACGCAGAACTTCGACCAAGACTTTGTTGACAACATCCCGGTGTTTGTGCAGCAGGCCGAGCAGCGCATTTTCAACACGGTGCAGTTCCCCTCAATTCGCAAGAACGTGACGGGCCTGACCACGGCAAACAACAAGTACCTGTCTGCTCCGGCCGACTTCTTGGCCGTGTATTCGCTGGCTGTTGTTGATGCCACTGGCGCGTACGAGTACCTGCTCAACAAGGATGTGAACTTCATCCGGCAGGCATACCCCACGCCAACATCGACTGGCTTGCCGAAGTACTACGCGCTGTTTGGCCCAACCACCACAAACGACCCGTCGCCAGTCATCACAAATGAGTTGTCGATTATTCTTGGGCCAACGCCTGCTGCGGCGTACACCGCCGAGCTGCACTATTACTACTACCCTGAGTCGATCAGCGTAGCTGCATCTGGCCAGACATGGCTGGGCGACAACTTCGACTCTGTGCTGCTGTATGGCGCTCTGGTGGAAGCGAACACCTTTATGAAAGGTGAGGCGGACATGACAGCCATGTACAACACCAAGTACACCGAAGCGCTTGCACTGGCAAAACGTCTGGGCGATGGTATGGAGCGTCAGGACGCCTACCGCTCTGGGCAATACCGACAGGCGGTGACTTGATATGGCGTTTGACCAAACCCTCACCACGAGCTTCAAGCAGGACATCCTGTTGGGCGTGCATGACCTCGACACCGACACCATCAAGATGGCGCTGTTCTTGGCTACGGCCGACTTAGGCGCAGCCACCACGGTGTACACAACAACGGGCGAGACGTCCGGCACAGGCTACACGGCTGGCGGCAAGACGCTGACCGGCGTGACGGTTTTGACTGCGGACACAACAGCCTACGTGGATTTTGCCGACCCATCATGGGACCCCGCTTCGTTTACCGCTCGCGGAGCCCTCATTTACAATGCCAGCAAGAGCAACAAGGCTATTGCGGTGTTGGACTTTGGGTCGGATAAAACGACGACCACAACTTTCACGGTGCAGATGCCCGCCAACACAGCGACCAGTGCGCTGATCCGTATTTCCTAAAGGAGTTTGAGATGTTCAATGAAAAAGCGCATTCTGGCGACGCCGCATCCGCAGGCTTGGTTGCAAAGACAGGTTTCTCCACAGCTGCCCAAGGTGGCGGTGTGTACCACGTTCAGTGCCTTGACAAAGACGGCAACCTGAAGTGGGAGGGCAGCATGCACAACCTCGTGGTCAACGAGGGTTTGCAAAACATGAACACCCAGTACTTCAAGGGCTCCACCTACACGGCGGCGTTCTATTTGGGTCTGGTAACCGGCCCCGGCTCCGGCACCACATACGCTGCAGCTGACACACTGGCTTCGCACGCAGGCTGGACCGAGTACACCGACTACTCCGGTTCACGCAAGGCTGTGACTTTTGGCACCGCGACCACGGCCGATCCATCGGTTATCAGCAATAGCGCCTCTCCCTCTTCTTTCACCATCTCTGGCGCTGGTGGTGTGGTAGCTGGCGCGTTCCTGTGCACAGTGGCCAGCGGCACTTCCGGTGTGTTGTTCTCTGAAGCAGACTTCCAGTCTCCCGGTGATCGCACTGTGGTGTCTGGCGACACACTGAACGTGACCTACACCTTCAGCCTCGACGCAGCCTGATAGGACTCCCCAGTGCTCGGGTTCGCACCACTTGCTGCGGCCCCACTGGGGGCTACAGGCGAAGCAGGGATTTCCTATGACGTAAGTGTCGAGGAGTCCGCTGCAGCTTCGCAGTTTGTTGCTGCGCTGGTTAACTTTATCAGCTCGCAGTCGGAGGCTTCTACGGCTTCTGACGTTGTGGCCGTCTCTGCGTCCACGTTTAGCGCGGCTGCCTCCGAGTCAGCCACTGCGAGTTCCACGGAATCCGCCCTTGCCGTGTTCCCTGCAGCGTATGCCGACACCGTTACCGCTTCAGAGACAAACTCGGCGCTGGCGGTGTGGCCAGTTTCGTACGCAGATTCGGCGTCCGGCTCGGGTACGTTTGCTGCGGTGGCAACATTTGAAGTCAGCACGCCTGAGACTGCCGCAATTTCTGACTTGTTCTTCGGCGGACTTGAATATTCGGTGTTTGTTTCCGATACCGCTACCGCTTCGGACGCTGCCGCTGCCTTTGCGGGCTTTTTTGCAAGCGTTGCCGATACCTCTGCAGGTTTAGACACTCCGAGTTCGCAGGCTGGTTTTGCTGTCCAGACGACAAACGCAGCGGCAATTGCTGACAGTACGCTGGTGGCCCCATCCACTTTTAGCGCCCGGGTCAACGAGACCGCAAACGCCATTGACGTATTCTTGGCAAGTGCGGTGTTTTTCGTTACCATCACAGACAGCGCTACAGCGGCCGATGCGTTTGTTGGTCGCCTTCTTTGGGAAGTCATCAACGACTCACAGACGGTCAACTGGGGTGGGGTAAACAGCAGCCAGTCCACGGCTTGGGGTGTCATTGACGACAGCCAAAGCACATCTTGGCACACAGTGCAAACACAGACATAAGAGGCACAGATGGCCATCGTTTTAAAAGACCGGGTAAAAGTTTCTGCTATGACTACAGGCACGGGCACGTTTACGCTCGGCTCCGCCGCCAACGGCTACCAGAATTTCGCAGCTATCGGCAACGGTAGCGAGACCTACTACACCATTGCATCGCAGTCTGGTGCAGAGTGGGAAGTCGGCAAGGGCACAGTGACCGACACTGCTGGCACGTTTACTTTGTCCCGCGACACAGTGCTTGAGTCCAGTAACGCTGGCAGCTTGGTCAACTTCTCGGCGGGTACCAAAGATGTGTTCGTCACGTACCCCGCTGAGCGGGCCGTGTATCTGGACGCTGCAGGTTCTGCTGTGGCCGTTCTGGACATCGGCACGCTTGGCGTCAGCACCGCCAACATCACGACAGCAAACATCACTGCGGGTACGGTGACAACCACTCCGGCATCGGGGAATGATCTGGTCAACAAGACGTATGTTGACACGCTTGCGGCATCCGGTATCCATTTTCACCAGCCAGTGCGGGTTGAGTCCACCATCAACCTGAACGCCACGTACAGCAACGGCACTGCCGGGGTCGGGGCGACCCTGACAAATGCAGGAACACAGGTCGCGTTGGTTGTTGACGGCGTAACTGTAAGTGTGGCAGACCGTGTTTTGGTCTACGAACAAACCAACCAGACGCAAAACGGCATCTACGTTGTCACAGATACCGGGTCGGTCTCCACCAACTGGATTTTGACCCGTTCGTCCGATGCAAACACGTATGTTATCGCCAGTGCAAACGGATTGGGCGAAGGCTCCACTGTTTTTGTGCAACAGGGCACAACAGGTGCTGGCGAGACATACGTCTGCAATACTCCGGGCACAATTACCTTCGGTACAACGAACATCACGTTCGCCCAAATTTCTTCTGCGCAGATTTACAGCGCCGGAACGGGGCTCACGCTCAGCGGAACGCAGTTCAGCATAACCAACACCGGCACAGCGGGCACGTACGGCTCAACCTCACAAGTCCCAGTCTTCACTACAAATGCGCAGGGGCAGGTAACGTCCGTTACGAACACAGCCATCACCATAACTTCTGCGGCCGTTTCAGGACTCGCTGCCTCGGCAACAACGGACACAACCAATGCAGCAAACATCACATCAGGAACGCTCCCTGTTGCGCGTCTTAACGGATCGTACACTGGGATTACTGGCGTCGGCACTCTTGCTGCTGGCACTTGGAATGGCAGCGTTATTGCTGCTGCTTACGGTGGCACTGGCCAGTCTTCGTACGCTGTGGGCGACTTGCTGTACGCGGATACGACAACTTCTCTGGCAAAGCTGGCGGACATAGTTTCTGGCAACGCGCTGCTGTCTGGCGGAGTGGGCACCGCTCCTGCTTGGGGCAAGATCGGCCTGACAACGCACATCAGCGGAACCTTGGCTATCGTTAACGGCGGCACGGGAGCAACGGACGCAGCAACAGCTCGGGCAAACTTGGGTGCCGGTACGGGCAACGGCTCGGTCACATCGGTAGCTGCAGGCTCTTACCTGACTGGCGGAACAATCACCACAACAGGCACGCTGGCGGTTGACGCTGCTACAGCCAACACGGCAGGCAAAGTCGTAGCGCGAGACGGCTCGGGCAACTTCAGCGCAGGCACGATCACGGCCAACTTGACCGGCACAGCATCCAATGCGACCACCGCAGCAGCGCTGTCGGCTACGACATGGCAACGTATCACCGGAAACACAATCGACTATGGTTCATACGGATCAATCGGGGTGTCTGGCACAACCAACGGTTACGCTGGAATCTCATTCTCTGGAGTGTCTGGCACGTTGATGATGTCAGCAAGCGCAACAGGTTTTTATTACAACAACAGCACTTGGCGTGTTTACTGGGACGGCTCCGGTAACCAGATCAACACTGGCAACGTGTCAGCGTATGCTTCTGACGAGCGCTTGAAACGCAACTGGCGCAAAATCCAAGACCCCGTTAAGGTTGTCCGCGAAATAGGCGGGTGGGAGTTCGATTGGGACTTAGAGGAGTGCAACAAGTGGGGATTTTTTCCGCCAGCATCCGACATTGGCGTATCAGCGCAGCAAACCCAAAAGCACGTTCCTTCCGTTGTAACCCCCGCACCTTTTGATCTTGACCCAATTGCAAACACAAGCAAGTCTGGGAAAGACTACTTGACCGTCAGGTACGAGGGGCTTGTGCCTGTGCTTTTGGCGGCTGTGGATGTTCAGGCTGGTGAGATTTCTGATATGACCGCCCGCATTGCTAAACTGGAGGCCCTCGTGGCACAATTGACAAAAGGTATCGCACCATGAGCACATATTCACCCAGTCTTCGGATTGAACTCATCACGACAGGCGATCAGGCCGGTGTGTGGGGCACAACCACGAACACCAACCTTGGCGGGCTCGTTGAGTCCGCGATTGCTGGCTACACCTCGGTGTCGATTACGACAGCCAACCAAGCGCTGACCGCGCTCAACGGCGCACCCGACGAATCACGCAATCAGACCATTGCGCTGACCACAACCACCACCGCAGCCTTTGCTGTCTACGCCCCTCCGGCCGAGAAGACATACGTCATCTACAACGCCAGCGCCTACGCAGCCACGATCTACAACTCCTCCGTCATTGGCAACACTACGGCTGCCGGTACGGGCGTTGTGGTTCCTGCTGGCAAGACTGTGACAATCTGGTCTGACGGCACCAACTTTGCGACACAGAACACGCATTTTCCCGGTACGGTAACGGCCGATACGGCCGCTCCGGGGACGAACACAGCTCAAATCGCAACCACTGCGTTTGTTCAGGCAGCTACTGGAACGCTGGGGACGATGGCGACACAGAACGCCAACAGCGTTTCAATTACTGGTGGCTCGATCACAGGGATCACTGATTTAGCTGTTGCCGACGGCGGCACTGGCGCTTCGTCGTTCACATCTGGTGGCTTACTTCGGGGTAACGGAACGTCTGCTTTGAGTGTGGCATCGGCCGCAGACATTGTGGCGCAGATAGGCAGCACAGCGGTTGCGAATGCGACGAACGCCACCACCGCAACGAACGCAACGAACGCAACGAACGCAACGAACGCAACGAACGCAACGAATGCGACCACAGCAGCCTCTTGCTCGGGCAACGCGGCAACGGTGACAACTATTACTACAACACAGGTGTTGAATGCTACGGCCGGTGCAAGCGCGGGGGCTGTTGGCACCTACGCACTTGCCATGTTGGTATCTGGTCCGAGCACCGCGGCTTTTAACTCGACTACTTCAGGCTCTAATTTGATAAACTCCGCTGCGGGGCTTGGCGGAGGCGGAAGTGCTTTGTCCGGGACATGGAGATGTATGGGCCTAGCTGCCCAAGTAGCAGACCCCACTGGTGTAACTCTCTGGCTGCGTATTTCTTGAAAGGCTGGCCGTGCAATCAAAACTGACATCCCTTAAAAACCCAGTGTGGGTTGACGCAGAGCATACGGCCATCAACTGCGAAATCACGACCAGCCAGTTTGGAGATGAAGTGCTGCCGTTTACAGCCTCTCCAAACGATGTAGAGCCGCACGGGCGAGCAATCTTTGCTGATATTGTTGTGGGAAAGTACGGCCCGATTGCCAACAGTAATAGCTAAGGGGCAGTCGTGGGAACCGTCACAGCTTACAACTTAGCCAACGTCCAAGCTGCGCTTGGCGGG